TCTCCGCTGGCACACTGGCAGCAAAACTAGTTTTTTGCCCGTAGTTCATAGCCTTGATCTTAGCCTGATCTAGGACTTTGGGGCTGGTTAGGAAAGACTGGGTGGGGGCAGGGTGGGGGTGTATAATTGATTTATCAAGTTCAAGAGGAGGACAAGATGAAATACGAGTATCAAGAATCTGACGATGACGGTGCGCTTGTTGTGCTTACCGTTGATGTTGTTTATAAGAATCAAACTTTTAAGAACGGAGACCTTTGCAAGATTTTTTGGGTTGGGGCGGATAAGCATAATCAAAAAAATGTTCGTCTTGGACTTGAACGAAAATCAGATTTCAAAACCTTCTTTTGTTCGGCAAGCGCAGTTCAGCGATATGTCAAATATCCGACAGCACCATTTGAAATTGGTGATCGTCTAAATTATCGTGGCAAAAATGGCACGGTATTTTTTGTAAAACAGCAACAAAAAAACACAACAACACGAATACACAATGGCGGTTGGCGCACAGTTATCACAGGTGCGATTGGTGATTGGCTGATTGGCGTAAATTGGGAAAACCAAATTATTTCAAACCGATACTACGGAGGGGCAGAACTTAAAAAATGGCTTTTTGCTGACGGCTCTGATCTCGTGCAATATAAAGTTAGTAAAGATGAGCAGGCAAAGCAGCGAGATCAAAGTATGGAGGGAAGATGAAAACTAAAGAGACTTGCATTTGTTCAGTTTGCGAAAAGCAATTCAAGAACATTACCGATCATATGTTGCACTATATGAGAGAACACGATGAGGGCTATAAAGAGCAGAAGGATAGGCGTAAGCGTTCGGTTACTTGTGTTTGCTTAAAGCAGATCAAGTCAGAAGATCTTGTTTGTGAATGTGGTCGTAAGCATTGGTCGGTTAAGTAGTCATAGTTTAAGAGGAGGGTTTATGAAAGTTCGTAGGGCTTGGTCAGATATTCAACCTATTGCTGTTGATCTTGTTACTCATTTTGAAGCACAAGGTTTAGTATGCGAGGTTGGTGGTTCGTTTCGTAGGCAGGCACAAATGGTGGGCGATCTTGACATTGTTGTTCAAGCAGATTCGCTTTCGGAAATTGTTTTGCCTGATATTTATTTTGAGCGTTTAGGTGAGCAGGCTTCGCACAGCATAGTTGATCTAAATGGTGAGCCTCTTGGTGTGGACATTTGGTGCGCTATGCCTAGTCAGTGGGGTGCGTTCCTTTGGTATATCACAGGTAGTAAAGAGTTAAATGTAATTATGCGTCAGAAGGCGAAGGCTAAAGGCTTGAAGTTGTCGCAGTTCGGTTTGTTTGATGGTGCGATTCAAGTTGATGATGGCACTGAGATCGGTGTGGCTTCGGCGTTAGGTATGGATTGGATTGAGCCTATTGACCGACAGAAGTTTGTGAAGGTTTTACCCGATAAAGTTTTTGAGGTTGCTTCTAGTTCAGGCGATGACTTCTATACGGTTTCTGTTACTGGTTCGCAGTGGTCTTGTTCGTGTCCGCATAACACTTTTCGTAAAGTTGAGTGCAAACATATCAAGGAAGTTCGGACAGTTAAAACGCTCGCAGCCTAGTTTCTATGGCATACTTTGTATCCGATTAGATACGAGGCTTGAAACTTTATGGGTGGCAAAGGTAGTGGAGGACACAACAGGAAACCTGTTGAACGCAAACGCCGTATCGGGAATCCATCGGGGCGTAAGTTGCCTGAGGTTGTTCCTATGGCTGATATAACTACGATTACTTCAAGTCATATCCCTGAGCCGACACGCCCGTTAGGTAAGCAGGGAATGAATCTTTGGAATCAGGTGTGGACTTCTGGTGCTAGTTGGCTTAAACAGAATATGGACACCGAACTGGTCTTGATGTTGTGTGAGGCTACTGAGGAACGAACACGGTTGAGATATATGTTGAAAGAGAATCAGAGCCTGTGGCGTGAACGCCGTGCGCTTCGTGAAGTAGATCGTCAGATCATTACACTGTTAGGGCAGGTAGGATTCAGCCCGTCTGAGAGAGGATTATTAGGAACAGGTGAAACAACAAAGCACGAGTTCAGCGACCTTGCAAAGCGTATTGCCGAAAAGCGTTCAGCCAGCCGATAAGTGGAAACCTGCGTTTTATACGCAGCGTAAGAATCGTTCTACTGACGGCGATGAGATAATTAACTTTGCTGAAAACTATTTCAATGTGTTGAAAGGTTTTCGGGCAGGTCAGCCTTTGCAGTTTACTAATTGGCAGAAGTGGTTGTTGCGTTCTCTCTATGAGCGTGATGATATAACGGGCAGGCTTCGTTATCGCCGTGCGCTTATCGGCTTACCTCGTAAGCAGGGAAAGAGTTTGATGTTGTCGGCTGTAGGTGTTTATGGAATGATCGCAGGCGAAGCAGGCTCGGAAGTTTATGCGGTAGCGAACGATAGACAGCAGGCACGAATTATTTTTAACGAAGCCAAGCAGCAGATCGTTAATAGTCCGATGCTTAACGCCGAGTCAAAGATCTATCGTGATGCTATTGAGATGCCTCGTTTCGGTTCTGTGTTCCGTGTGCTGTCATCAGACTTCAAAGGGCAAGCAGGTTTGAATCCTTCTCTTGTATTGTTTGACGAACTTTGGGGACAATCAAGCCACGATCTTTATGATCAGATGACTTTGGGTTCGGGCGCACGAATAGAACCTTTAACAATCAGCATCACAACGGCTGGATATGACCTAGATTCGCTCGCAGGCAGGCTCTATCAGTATGGAAAACAGGTCGCTTCGGGCGAAGTAGATGACGATTCTTTTGGTTTTTGGTGGTGGGAAGCACCCGAAAACTGTGAAATAGATGACCGAAAAGCGTGGCGTATCTCTAACCCGAACCTCGCTGAAGGCTTATTAGACCCAGAAGATCTCGCCGTTGCTGTTAAACAGACGAGTGAAATGGGTATGCGAAGATGGCGTTTGAATCAGTGGGTGCGTTCGCAAGAGTCTTGGCTGCCTGTTGGTGCGTGGGAACAATGCGTCTCAGATCGGCAATTAGATTCCGAGTTGCCTGTATGGGTAGGGATTGATATGGCTCTGAAGCACGACAGCATCGGTGTCGTTATCGCCCAGCCCCAAGATGATTGCACTGTTGTTCGCTCTAAGATTTGGCAGCCTTCGCTTGAAGGCGTAGATGTATCTGAGGTTGAGGTTTATTTGCGTGAAGTTCACGCTACATATAGGGTTCAAGAGTTCGCTTTTGACCCAGCGTATTTTATGCGAAGCGCAGAAGCATTAAGCGATGACGGATTACCTATGGTTGAGTTTGGGCAGTCAGCAGCACGAATGATTCCTGCCTGCGGTAACGCCTATGAGATGATTGTAAACAAGAAGGTAGCGCACGATGGCTCACCGACTTTCACAGATCAAGTGTTATCAGCAGCGCAAAGAATGACCGATACGGGTTGGCGTTTAAGCAAAGGCAAATCTCGCCGTAAGATTGACGCTTGTATTGCTATGGTTATGGCGTTAGATCGTGCGACAACTAGAGCAACAGCAGTTATTGAACCGTCAGTATTGGATATTTGGAAATGATTAACAAGCAGAATATAACTACAGCAATGGAAATTGTTGGTGGCGTTTTAGTTGTGTTAGGTGTTTCGGCGTTTAGTGTGCCGATTAGTGTTATTGTTGCTGGAGTTCTTTTGATTGTTGCTGGAGGTCTAGCAGTATGAGTTTGTTTCGCAAGTCTGAACAGCGAGCGTTGCCGACTTCTATTGACCCGTATCAGATCACAGCACGACCATATTACCCAAACTATACGGGTGAAATTGTTACCGAACTGACAGCGTTAGCGCATAGCGCAGTTATTTCTGCTGTAACTATTCTTGCTGATTCTATTGCTGCGATGCCTCTTGAACTTACTCGGACTCGTGCAGGTCGTATTGAGAAACTTCCTACGCCTTCAGTTTTGCAACGCCCGAACGATAGACAAAATATGTTTGAGTTTGTGCATCAAACTATGGCAACTCTTGCCTTGCACGGCAACGCTTACATTTATGCGCCACAAGGTGCGAACGGTTTGCCTTTAGAGATGCGAAACATTCACCCGAAAGCGATCAGCAGAATTGCGTCAAGCGATACGGGCGAAATGATTTATGAAATGGGCAAACAAGAATACTCAAGCAAAGATATTCGTTCAATTCACTGGTTGATCTTGCCAAATCAGTTGCGAGGCGTTTCACCGATTGAAACAATGCGAAACACAGTCGGTATGGGTATAGCAATGGACAGATTCCTCGCACAATTCTATGGTGAGGGCGCAACACCGTCATCAGTTCTTGAAACAGATGGCGCATTAACCCCAGATCAAGCACGACAAATTCGTGATTCGTGGGAAGAAT